TCTTTTAAGGCATCCCTTAAATCAACTATTTCGTCACGGCCTCTTTTGCCAAACATATAAACCAACTTGTCGTCATAATCTAATTGCTTGACCGCGGTATTAAAATTCTTAAACGACATTTGATCACCCTTTGTGAGCAAGTCTTTCAAGTGCTGAATGGTTTGGCCTTGTAATTCAGCGTATGCCTGCCTACCTTGTGGACCAGCTTTTTTAAGCAAAGTAGTGACGGTTCGCATTTCTTCCAAACTGCCATCTAGCACAACGTGCTTAAAAATGTCTTCATAAGCAATTTGCCTGTCTGTATAGCCAGCTTTGGTGCCAAGCAATTTATCGACCCTAGACACATTTTCAAATTCTCTAGCCAACTGTTTGCGCTGCGCTCTAGCGGAACGGTACAGATCACCGCCAGCGCCTTCAGTAGCTTGGTCAATAAGTTCTTTTAATTGTTTTGCATTAGGTGAGCCTTTGACTTTGCCAGCTTCTTGGTATACGTCTTCCAATGCGCGAATTGAAATTGTTCCTTTGCCGGTTGGATCATTCATCTTTAATGATTCAGCAACAGAATCCAAAATTGGATCTATCTTTTGTCTCATTGTTGGTGTTTTTTGATTTATGAAATCAAGAATGCTTTGATATGGAACTTCTTGCAAAGTTTCGCCAGCAGTATCTGCTTTTGCATAGGCTTGCTTGTATGTATTAAATTTCTTTTCAAACGCATTAACCACAGCTTCATCAACAAGTTTGCCAACTTGTCGCATTTGGGTTGGGTCTGCAACCTCGGCGCCAGTTTGACTGGTCATGCTTTCAAGTTTTCTAGAAATGGCTTCTTTTTGTTGTTCTCTAAATCTACTCATTTCTGCAATAAGTTTTTCTTTTTTGCCTTCACTAACACCAGAAATGGCGCCGCGCTCAATGTCAGACTCAAATTGTTGTTGCGCCAAGTTCTTTGTGCGCTCACCAGCTGTGGCAGGCAGATTCAATCTTTGCAGGCGCTCTTCCCGCATTAAGTCTTCAGCAGTGCTTGCAGCACCCATGCCTTGCATGGTTGGCTGTTGGCGTGTCATGGCACTTGCTAGCACGTTCCTAGTAGGAGCAACGGCCTGCCTGACTATAGGGCTTAACTGATTGACTGCAGCAGGCGCAAGGGTGCTCAAGGCCGTCCCTGCACTGCTCAATGGTGTGGGTGGAACAGCACCCAAAAACTTGCCAATTGCACCAGTAATTTCTGGGCCTGTTTCTGTGCGCGGTTGATAAAACTGAGCCGCAGTTGCTTGAGCTGCAGCTTGGCCAGCTTCTTTGCCTTGTGGAGTTCCATACCCACCATAGGCTTCACCAACCATTTGAGCAAATGGGGTTGCAACTGCTTTGCCTATATTGCCAGCAATGATTGCTGGAGTTTCAACAACACCCATAATCCGGTCACGCAAGGACACTTCTTGCTTGGGCAAACTTATGACGTTTTCTGCACCAGGTATATCGGCACCCACCAAACCTAATTTTTTAAAAAAATCAGGTCGTGGAATCTTGTCTGCATAAAACTTTTGGTGCAACGCATCAGCCAATGCAAGGTCTGGCACATTGTTGTACTCAGGATTTTGTTGGCGAAATTCAATAAGTGTTGCCATTTCAACCGCCTATGGTTTTTTAGCAGGGAACAAGCCCAAAGGATCGGATGCGCTTGCACCTGAACCTGATGTACCACCAGAAGGTGATTCATATTGTTCAATAAACTTTGCACCTTCTCGACCAGCACCCATTTTCATGCCTGCAATTGCTCTTTTTCTTGATTCTGCTTTTTGCTTTACAACTGCTTTATCTTCGCCAACAGATGGAAAATATTCCATAATCGTATTTGCAACTTCAGATGCTCCAAAAGCAGCGCCAGACGTTTTACGCAAATAAGCAATAGCAAAGGCCAATTGTGCTTGACCAACTTTTTGTTGATTCACATCAGGCCCAAACAGTTTGGTTGGATCATTTACCGCTAACGCATAAATGTCATTTACCAACTTATCGCCAACGCCTAAAGGCACATACTTGACAATTCCTTGAGCCAAATTAACTGTGCCAGCTCCAGTTGTTGTGCCTTCTCTTTCTGCTTGAGTTAGCACTTGTTGAGCTTGTGCCATAGCACTACCAAACATGGCTGCATTACCTTGAGATTCTGTTAATGCTGATTTTCCTGCGGGCGACATTCGGTTAGTTAATGCTTCTTCACGAGTAACATAAATTTCTTTACCATCTGGCCCAATAACCGCAACAGGAGGTTGCTCTGCACGAGGTTGAGCAGGCGCGCGCGTAGCTTCAGCAAGTTTTCGCTTGAATTCAAACAGTGTGCCCACAAAACCTTGGCCTTTAGCGTATTCGTATTGTTTAACGACAGGGTCTGTAGATTCGACCGATGGCACTATGACGCGGCCATCGCGAGGGTCAACTAATCCCACGCCGGCAACATTTTGATATGCCGGTTCTTTGGACGCCAAAGCAATATCAGCGTCCATGGCTCGCGCCGCCGCAATTGATTGGTTTGTACCCATAGCCAAAAGAGCATCGCGTTTACGGCGCAAAGCGCTTACGTCTACTCCAGGTGCAAGCCGATTGACAGGAGCCGCAGGCGCTGGTGCCAACTGGTTGGTTGCGCCAATGGATGGTAAGTTCGTACCTGTAGCTGATCTTTGCGCTAACGTAGACATTGGCGCAGATACTGGGGCGTTAGGGTCATACGTGCCTGAACCCAAAGCACCAGACGCAGGCGCAACACTAGGCATAGCTGGCGTTGAAGCGAAACCTAAGCCCATAATTTGGGCAAATTTTGCCTGCTCATCTAGCTTCTGACGCAAGCCAACACCAAACTCAACAAACTTAGGGTTGCTTGAGTTGATATACGCTTCGGCAATTTTATTTAAGTCACTAGGGCCACCACCCTGTACGGCTTTAGCTTGAATTTGTTTAAGCGTGGCTTCATCGCGGCGCATTTGATCAAGTTGCATTTGCGACACTTGTTGTTGAGTTTCAGCGCTACGCAGTTGAGATTGCGATGCCAAAAGGTTTTGCATTTGACCATATCTTGCCATTGGGTCGGCAACTTGAAGTGGCTGAACGCCAAGAGCAATTCTAGGATCGATGGGCATAATTTATCCTTGCATGGATGAATAATCGCCAGGCACTACTGTGCCATAGCCCGCAGGTGCTCCATACCCACCGCCACCACCACGAAATACATCAAGCATATTATTTCCTTGGCGGTAATTTAAGTATGTACCTAAACCACTGGTCAACGCGTTTGCGCCGCCTACATATCCAGACGCGCGAGCGTTAGCAGCGCCTTGGTACGCTTCACCAACATTAGCTGCCATGTTTCCGGCAATATTTGCCGAGCTGCCTGCATAGTTTTGCCCCGCAGTGCCAAGTGTATTAGCGGTTGTTTGCGACATACCAGTCAACGATTGCAAGGGTTGCAGACGTGCTGCACGTTCAGTCTGATAGCGATTAAAAGCGTTCATGTATTCTTGGCTACCCATTTCTTGACCGTAGCGTTGCGCGGCTTTTAACGCCGCGCCAGAAATTAAGCCACCGCGAGCTGCGGCAGATCGGTCAAGTGCTTGTTGGCCTTCTTTCAACCGAAATGCGTAGCCTGGGTCTTGTTGGAAAGTCTTCATACTAAATGGCGTGTACCTAGACGCTTGAACTAATTCAGGCAACGCATTGACGCCAGCGGTGTAGAAAGGTTTTTGCCGCCCTACGTTTTCTTCGTACATACGCGTTTGAAGCGCTAACTGTTCTTTAGCGGTTTCGCGTTGCAACGCACCAGAACGATCTGCTGCTGCGGCTTGTGTATCGGCAGCGCTACTAGCTGCATCCGCACCAAAAAGTGAACTGCCGATAATTGCGGCGGGAAGCATCCATGCGGCCATATTAATTCTCCTTAACTAAATTTTGTGCAATTGACATTACTTGCGCCATATCATGCGGTTCTGTCAAAACTTCATCAATCTTGTCTTCGTCTGTACAGTCTGTTGCATGGATGCAATACCAAACCACGTCTGTGAGCGATTTTACGCCGTGATGCTTATCCGCCGCAATAGTCAAGCAGGCAGGAGCATGGATAACTTTCTTTTCGCCATCAATAATCAATTCTATTGATCCGCTAGCCAATATAGACAAATGCGAAAACGTATGCTTATGGTGTAGCAGCAAATAGTTTGCTGGCATCCGCATTTCTTTAGCATACACACCTGAGCTGAAATGGTGATGGATCATCAGTTACTCCAAAAGAAGGATGTTGTTAGGTATATATTGTGTCATCAACCAGTTGGAGCCGTCAGACACCAGCGTGGCCGCGTCGCCCGAGCTGGCCAACAAGATAGACGTACCCGCCGCACCGCCGGTCAAAGGTACCACATTTGACGACGCCGATGCAACTGCTTGGATTTGGTAGTTCTGAAACCGCAAAACCCGACCCGTCCAGCTAGACGCTGTCGGCAAAGTCACCGTACAGGTCGAGCCAGACTTGTTGTTGATCAGCCAGTTTTCGCTGGCCGCTACTGTAAAGTTGGCAGTCTTAGTGACCGGCGCACCGCCAGAGGCATTAATCACCGACGCTGGCGTGACATTTGTCCAATAGCCTAATGATGTGCTGTACTGGATCAAGTCAGTATTAACTAATGTGCCAAACTCTACATTTGAGTCTGTGCCACCAAGTTTAGAGCCGCGAATAATTTCAACGTGAAAAGAACCAGACCCACCCGCGCCAGCTTTAATTACATAGCCAACTTGTATCTTAATGTTTGGTGCAACAGGTTCAACTTTGGTCGGGTTACCCGTTACTGGGTTGTACCAAATGGGATCGTCATCTGCCCAAGTTTCTCCAAAAGCACTACCGTTAGTTGTAATTCCACGCACTGTCCCAAAAACAGTAGTCCGTCCAAAATCATTAAGAGCCAAAGATTCGGTAGCTACACCAACAATCGCATTGCTATCTGTAATTCCTGCAATCGTAGGGGCAAAAGTAATAACGCCACTAGCCCCAACAACACCTGTATGGTAAATAATTTGCAGAGGTGAGTCTGTAATAGCGGCAGACGCTTTGCCGTAAACAAATATTTCTTCGCCAACTTGCTGAGTAATGTTGCCATTACCCATGCCCAAATTCCAAGCGCCTGTAGAACCGTCGTACCACATCTTTCCTGCGGCAAGAGTGACGGCAGAGCCATTGCTAAATTGTTGAGACAAGATACCACTAGCATTGCCAGTGTCATCAATAAGAGTGACAGAATTTTGGATAATTTTGCCAGTAACGCCATCAAACCTTGCTATAGCATTGTCAGTCGATGACGCTGGCCCTGTGACATCTCCACCGGCATTTGTCGTCCATGTGGGCACTCCAGCGCCGTTGCTGGTCAACACTTGGCCTGCTGTGCCAACCGCAGTAAATGCATAAGCCGTTCCCGTGCCGTAGGGTACAGCGCCAGCCGCAGGCGTTGAAGAACCGTTTGTACCGCCGTTGGCAATACCCAAGGTGCCTGCAAGGGTGATAGCGCCTGTGGTTGCTGTAGCAGGCGTTAAGCCGGTCGTGCCGCCTGAGAACGACAGCACACCAGTGTTGGTTATTGTCACGTTGCCTGTTGCGCCGGACACTGATATACCTGTGCCAGCAATGTTTGACAACACACCCGTATTAGCTACTGATATTGTGCCAACACCATTGGTGACCAAAATGCCTGCGCCAAAGCCAAGAGTGTTTAGGGTATACCCTGTGCCGTTACCAATCAGCAGTTGGCCGTTGGTTGGAATAGTGGATAACCCTGTGCCGCCGCTACTTACCGGAATAATGCCAAGCCCACCACCAACAATGTTGTACAGACTGTAAAACCACCGATACCATTCCCGCGACACCGCACCAGTTCGCTGATCAATAATCGGCACCCGTGGAGGCGTGATCTGGGTGGCGTTTGGACTGGTGGCCATGATTAAGAATTGGTCGGGCTTAAGATCAATTCTGCGCCCATGATGGCTATTTTGTTGGGGTCAGTGCCTGAGAGTTCGTATACACGGTCGCGCAGCTTGAGCGTCATGCCAAGCCTGCGCCAAAAGGTTCGGTGGCCATACGCACCAATTTTGCCAATTGGTGACCAATGCTCATTGCTCCATGTGTGACCGCCGTCATCCGACCAACGCAACATGACCTCGGGGTCATAGCCTGGTGCAGCAAGGTATGAGTTAGTGACTAAGTTGTACCCAGTAATGTCGGTATCCGACAGTTCGTATTGGCCTAAAGGTTCAAAACCATCGCCTGCTTCAGTGGTCAATGTAACGCCTGATTGAGTCGCCAAAAACGTCTGCACATATTCGGCCACAAGATCTAACCCTGACTCAGTGTCAATATTTTCGCTGTCGTATGCAGGGTATAAATTCAGCCCCACGCCTGTTTCACAGTCTAATTGCAAGCTGTGGTGCGCGGTGCGTTTGAGGTTGTTTTGGCCAGTCGGCAACGCTCGCCAGCTCCGCAACCACTTTTGGATGCCGCCATTGTCGGCGTATACATCCAAGTCAAACGTGTAGATGTTACCGTTTTCAAAGTCGCCAACAATGATATTGCCACCAAAGTTACATTGGCAGTTGCTACGGTGACGCATAAAATCACCGTTATCAAAGCCA